ATTAAGACCGAATCGTACTGTGTGCTTAGTGCGAGCGTGGTCGAACCGTCTATTGTCTCCGATGCGTTGCCGTCTATCGTAAGCGCATAGGCATCCCCTGTTGTCTTCTTTATGTAATAGGTTTTATCCGTATTGCCCGATGCGGCGGGGAGTGTGAGTGACCATGCGCCGCCGGCTGTACTGCATAATATAATCCTGTCCGCAAGCGTAGCCGTGTACGTGGTGGTCTTTGTCACCAGGTCGGGGAATATATACCACTGCGTTGATTTGAGGATCTGGTTTATCACGTACCTTATCCTCTGTAACTCGCCGTCAAGCGTGGTCGCCAGTGATTCCGAACCTGCCGGGTACGGGTCTGCCGTAGCTTTCATCTCCGTGGCATTTGCGCTGTAATCGTCTATGCTCTCCGGTATATTATTGTTTATATGCTCGTTATTAGCCGTATTATAGTGGGCGGCGAGGATCGTGTCCCCTGCACTCACCGTATATGTCATTGAATATGGGTATCCCATTTCTAACCTCCGAAAGTATGTATTTTAATAATTTTTATCTTCTCCGCCCTTTTCCTGACAGCCCCGATCTCTTCCTGTGACCTGCCCTTTCCGATAGCCTCAAGTTCAAGCCCCCTTCTTACCTGTTTCTCCATGCCCTTTCGTTCCTCCTCGTTATCGGTATATTTCTTATTACAATCCCTGCACATCAGAATATTCGTAAAACTGCCGTCTGAGAGCGTAAAGGGGACGGGACTGAAATTGCTCATCGTCTTGACCGCGTACACGTTGACCTTACCGCCATCGGGTAATATATGCTCGACTATACCGCGTTTCTTTACGGGTGAATCACACCTCATGCACCTGACCTCTTTTAACCCGTAACCGTCATATTCTATATAATCTTTTTCGTACACTAACTTGCCATTCTCGATAATGGTTTAAAATCCGTTAATAATTGTGATATAAAGAAATCCTCGTCCACATTATTATTAAATATATGATATTCTATCCTCAACCCGACTTTCTTTATAGGGAAGGCAACCTCTATCACTTCTCCCCCGCCGTACGTACCCGCACTTCCGTCCGCGCCGTAGGTCGTACCACCGCCGTATGCCGCGCCCATACCGGCAAGCGATATAGTCTCCTGCCCCACGTACGAGCCGTCTACCCAGAAATCAACGAGCAGGTTATAAGGCCCTTTCGCATCAACGAGTATCCTTCCCTGGTCAAAACGCTTGGTAATCCTAGGGTCACCCAGATGCCCCCTTGGTGTCTTGAAACCGCTTGAATACGCCGCGCTGTTATCGTTATGAGTGGATGTTTCCAGTTCCCATACGTAACCGTCACCCATACCACCCGTGTATATCTTAAAATCACCTACCGCCTTTCGCACAAGCGCGGAACATGATGCCTTGAAACCCGAATCCGAATTTATATTATCCTTAATCACCCATCCCTCTTCAGGGCCTCTGTCAATAAAATAAACAAGGGCTGTATCTATATCGGACTGATTACCCCTCATTACAAAGAAATTTATGCACCTCAGTACCGGGTCGTAGACCATGTGGAAATCACCTATCGCGGAGAGTTTCATCTTTTCCCTTATATACTCGTCTATAAAGGAAGCCCTTGTAAGCGTTGCCTGTTTGTAGTCACCGTAATTCTGGGCTGCGGTAACGCTGTAAATCGTACCGTCCTCTGTCATTGATATAATATCATTGGTCACCTGCACAAAGGTCTTGTCCGTAGCCGTTCCCCCGCCCCACTGTGCCTTGTTGTAACCCCATTTACTCGTATCACTGTCCGTATCGTCTATTATGTATGTCCATGATTTACCCGCCAGTACGATCCTGTCGCCGTACTCGGCACCGTTAAGTATGCCATGCCCGTCACCCGTATCTATATAAAAGGTGAGTACACCCGTAACGAAATCAGGTTCCGTACTCCCGTCACCCGGATTCTCAGCCGATGCGTAGACCGTGTTCGGATCGGTCTTGCCGTTAATAGCCCATAACCTCTCGGATGCTCCCCTGCCGTGTATAATCATCTTACGGGGATAATTACCGCCCGCCCAGTCGGTAGCCTCGTTGACGATATCAGTCGTGGAACCCGCGGCACCGTCCCATATCTGCGGAAGGTCGTTTCCCGTGCATATAACGCACATATTATTAAATGTTATAAAGTGAACGGGGCGGTCAATGGTAAGCCCCGTCTTTAATTCCGTATTATAATTTCTCTGTATCTTGCCGTCCGAGGTTGCCGTCAGGATAAACTCCGTGCCGTTCTGTAGCCTGAACTGGTACAGTCCCCATATGCGCGGCGTTCCCGTTATCACCGTACCGTTTACGTGTGACGTTCCTCCCCGCTTAGACCTGCCCCCCTTGTGGAGATTGATGTTCTTCGTCCCCTCCACCATCGCGGTTATCGGGATCTTGTCTATGTTCTGGTCAAAACTGAAACCACCCCTGGCAAAATCAATACCGTGCGTTTGTCCCCTGTATCCCATTTTTTATCAGTAATCCCCCCTGTTAATATTCATGGAACCCGTACCCGCCGACAGGATAGCACTGTCCACTCCCACACCGCTTATCAACTGGTCAAGAGCATTTATATTCTCGATTATCTCGTAGCTTCTATTGGCTATATTAAAGACCTCCGCGGATAACTGTATATCGTTATCAACGGCGAGTTCAATCGCCAGGTTGTATACCATCGCCCTGTTGTACTCAAGAGGTATGCTGAAAGTAGTCCCCTGCGCCGTCGGGTTTACCAGTACCTTCTCGGAAACAAGATGGAAGGCATAGGTGGAATCCGCCTCGTAATTAAATTTAATCTTCCCCAATGGATACTGGGGATCGTAATACAGTTCGGTCGGGCGGTCTTCGGTGTCCTTTGATAAAAGGGCGTTATATTCCTTTTTCGTCATATCCGTATTGATAGGATAATCCACATTGCTTATGCGGATAAAGGCACTTGTGATCTTCACCGGCCTTCCCGTTGAGGTCGTAAGGTCGGGACTGTCACCGGTAACTCCTATGGTGTAGACCGCCTGCCCCACGGTTAATGCGAAACTCTCGGTTACGGAATACGGCACTATCAAACCGTCCGCACTCCATGACGATAACATATTCTGTAAGTCCTGCAAACCGTCCGTCAACTGCTGCGTGGACGGGCTTTTTACCCCGCACTTCCTGTACGAGGCCGTTATTACTTCCTGTGCTGTCATATCAGCCATTTATCTTCCCCACTATAGAAATAGGCATACTGCGACTGTAGAAAATAGTCATGCAGGGGATGATAAAAAATCCCCTGCCGACTAATAATAATAATACAAACAAACAAACATACAGATAACTTATCCCCTGACCCTGGTAGCCCATTCCGGACGTATTGTCTTGTATCCGAAAAGCACATCCAGTCTTGCAGGAAATTTGTCATTAGTGATGTCCGCGCCTCTCCAGAACCTCATTGAGATACCCTCTATGACAGCCCTTGACATTCTCTGTAAAGGCTCCACGTGAAGGTCTGCGGAAACAAAAGTAAAGGCATCCCTGTGGTAAGCAAGGTTCTGTGTGTAAGCACCAGAAGCCGCACCCGAACCACCGGAAGCAACGTGTACTATCGCCTTACCCGCCCCCGCACTTTCAAGATCCACGTTCTGCTTCGCACCCGATGTTACAGGTGTAGGTGAAACCGTAAAAGTGTCCGTGGCATCAGCTGTAATAGCGGCAGTAATAACAAACTGCTGCAAATGAGAATACCTCTGCTTTGTTTCAAGATTAACCGCGTAAACATCGGCAATCGTGAATACATCGCCAACTGTAAGTGTCTGAGAACTTGTCTGCCCTGTCGTCACAATAGAAGCCGACGCGCTTGTTATACCTGAAGAGGTATTACAAACCGGAGTCGCATCAGTCCTTGTACCGTTGGTATGACTGGGAACCATATTACTCTCCCACCACTTCATACCCGCAGCTTCGCCGATATAACCCTCTGAGAAAGCCCTTTCGAGTTCGCTTGACTTGTGGAAATACGTACCGACTGCATTTACCGTAGCCGCCATAGCGACTGAATCCATAAGCAGATGCCTGTCAGTAGTAGGCGCAAGCCCCTGGCTCAACTTGGTATTCGCGTTGAGCGCGGCGAGAAAGGTATTAGGGTCTGTTGCGGTTCCGGTATTAGTGGAAAGGTTGAACACGTCCTGGTAAACATTGGAAAGAACCGTGTATTCAACATTTGCCGCAAGTTTCGACATTGCCGGTTCAAGAAACCTGCTCTTAAAGTCGTCAACACTCATTGTCATCTCAACCGATGTGAAATTCGGAAGACCGATATGTTTCTGTGTCGCGACCGTCAGAGTCTGTGTGGTTTCAGCAGCATCCTGCGAACTCAGCGTTGCACTATCAGTAACAGTGTACTGGTTGGGTTCCCTGATAAGCAGTGTCCCGCCGTTCTTGCCGCCTTCGTTTGCAAACCTGTTGTCGTACTGCCGGTTGATCGTCTTGATAAACTTCAGTTTATTGTGAAAAATTGCTAACGCTTCCCTGACAATATCACCATCAGATAGCGTTTTCAGTGAATTAGCCATAATTTATTTCTCCTTCTTTAGTCTTTTAAATTCTTCCGCCTGCCGCCACTTGTACCATTCCTCGTCCGTCATCTTGCCCGGTTCCTTGGTAACGATCTCCCCGTTACCACCGACCGGTTCAAGCGGTTTCGGCGCATTAGTTGTCATTGTCCCGGCACTCTCAAAACGTGCCTCTATTTTTCCTACCTCACGGTTTATCTCTCCCATATCACCCAGACTGCCTATACGAACCCTCTCCGCCTGGTTTTTAGCCAGGTAAAGACCGATCCTCGCATTATGAGGACTATCGGCAATCGCCTGTCTCGCGTTACCGTACTGGGTTCTGTTGATAGTGTCGTAAACATCGGGAAACTTCTCCTGTAATTTACCCGCCTGTTCAACGAACCTGTCGGCATTGGACTGATCCCGCGTTTCCGCAGTCCTTGTCCTCGCCGTTATACTCGCCTGCGCGTTGTTGTAAGATATTGTATCGTCCTGGTACTTGTCATAAGCCTTCTGGTACTCATCATACCCTACGTACTCATCCCTGTCGGGAACCTTCGGCCTGTCCCTGGGAGCCAGTTTCTCGGCTTCCAACTGCTGTATCTTCTCGTTGGCTTTCCGCAGTTTATCCTGCGCCTCGTTCTTCTGCCCCGCGATCTTATCGATGCGTTTCTGAACGGAAGGCATGGTGCGTTCCTTGAATTTCTCCGCACCTGATTTCTGCGGTTCTCCCGACATGATATCCTCCGGGCTTAAACCTTCTTCCTTTCCCGCCACGATACCCGTGTCATCCGTACTCTCTTCACCGGTAGTCGCCGTCACTACCTCTTCCTCTTCATTTTCTACTGCCCCGGCTTGTACAACTTCTTCTTCATTTTCCCCGGATTGCACGTCCCGGTCACGTTCCCCTACTGTCATAGTAAGTTTCCTCCCGCCCCGGTGTTACCCTCCCCGGTAGAGCCTTGTCCCTCATCTTGAGGTTGTATTCCCAACATGGTTGGTAAGAACTGCTTTATTTCTTCCGTAATCTGCTGATGCCCGTCCCAATCGCTTAACCGCGCAATATGGGGAGTGAGCAATACAGCCAGTTGGGGATTGCCCGATACAAGACCGATCATTCCCTGCAACTGTTCCTGTCTCCTGGTGGACATTATCTTTACGCTTTCAATAACATCGTATTTGCCCATCGTTAAATCATTTAATATAGTCCCTGTCTCCAAGACCACCTGGTTTATCCTTACAAGGTCGCTCCTTGGGTCTTGTGACGGCCCTGCCTCGCCCAGAATACGGACGGTACGGGGAGTGTCGTATATGACGGGGATAAGGTCTTTAAGCTGTCTCGCAGTCTCAAGAATAGCCCTGCGGTAATTATCCGTAAAATGAAACGTCCCGAACTCGCTCCTGCTCGCCCTCTGCTGTATGGCAACACCCGTTCTCTCGTTACTCCTCTCGCCCGCAAACGACTGGTACAAACCAAGGGTATCCTGAATATCCCCGCTCGTAACCCCAAGCATGGTCGCCGCGCCTGTCGGCACCTGCGGTGGCGGTTCGCGCCTCGGCGTGAGTTTTCCCTGCGGGTGAAAAGGCAGGTAGGGCAGAAGTTTCTTGTGAGCAACGTCCCAGAACGACTTCAACCCCTTTATCATATTATTAGTGACGAGATACGGTGCCTTGATCGCAAGTGCCACGGTTTCCGTTATATTAGTCTTCCAGTAGTTGTACATCCTCTGGTCGTCCTTGGCATCCTCGCACAAAGACCTCTTGTACACCCTGCCGTCAACCGTTACCCAGTCCCCCTTGACGGTAATGATAGGGATTTCCTTCCCCGGCCACTCACCGCGTTCAAGTATCTGGTTACCCGTTATCTTAGCCCATTTAACCTTGAATACCCTGGGTGTCTTCCTGTCTTCCACTACCCAACCCTGATCCATCAGTGCTTCCTCGGTAACAGTCTCGCCGTTATATTTCCGCCCTATCTCGTACACCCTGGACTCTCCGGGGAAAAACTCGTTCCTCACCTTGACCACCTCGGTCTTGACCCTCTCCTTATAGAAATATTCGGCAATAACAAGGTTATCCGTGTCGTACCACTGATCCTGACTGTCCTTTACGTACCCCGAATCAAAACTCTGCTCGTCCGCCTTCGGGTACCTGTACTCAAATTCATCCTTCGTTATCTTCTCCCTGATAAAACCGTACATACCATCGGGATCCATGTGTACGTTAAACTGGTTCTTTATGGGTCTTATGAAAATCTCCTGGTCGAAAGAATCATCCAGTTCCTCGGTGGTTATCCTCCAATGCCCGAAACCCGCGGCAATCGCGTGTTCCCCCGCAGTCGTGTATATCTCCTCCGCATTAGAGGCGTATTCAATCTGACGGATAAGCCCGGATATTATCCTCGCCTTCTCCTCGTCACCCTTATCGTCAACCGGTATCACGTTACCCGCGAGCCTCTGATCCCTCTCCCTGTTTGCGACCTGCGCCACGTATTTACGCAGCTTATTGCTTGTAAGGCACGGACGGTTATCCTCCGCCCTTTCATTCTTGACATCCTCCGCCCACTGCCCGTTATCTATATTGTAGACAAACCTGAGATTGTTCCTTCCCGCCTCGTAATTGTGGTCATCCGCGAGTTCGATCTTCTGGAACCTTTCCTTCGCCGTGCTTAGAAATTTTAAATCGTCTTTTTTTGTTGTTTTCTTTCTTGCCATAATCAGTTTTTCCTCAAATTCGGCAATAAAAAAAGGGCAAGGTTGCGTATGGAGGTGTGGCCCCACACGGCCTTGCCCGTTTTTTT